GTCTGTACGTCTGAATATATTGGCGCAGAAGAGTACGTCCTACATGGCGGGTTCGACGGCAAGGTATACCGGCAAGAGACAGGCAACAGCCTAGCCGGTGATAACATTATCAGTCTGTACTCCACGCCGTTTTTAGACTTCGGCGACACCGAAATCCGCAAAGTGATTCACAAACTAAACACATTTATTAGAGCAGAAGGCCCGTTCACGATGCTCCTTAACATCGAATACGATTGGTCTGACCCAGACACTTCTACACCACGGGATTATAGCCAAACCTCTACCGGCGCACCCACAGTATATGGCGGCAGAAACATCACTTATAACGCCACAGACGTAAAATACGGCGGCTCAAGTAAGCCCGTCATCGTGTCGGACATACAAGGCAGCGGCTACTCAACTAGAGCTACCTTTGTAACAGACGCAGTAGCCAGCCCACATTCGATCCAAGGGCTAGTATTTGAATTTGCACAGTCAGGAAAGAGATAATGGCAGGATATACCAGACAATCAGCAAGCTCCATTCAGAACACGCTGGATATTACTGCAGCGCCACTGAACGCAGAGTTTAACCAACTACAGACAGCCTTTGGAACCAGCGGCCATACGCATACCGGCGTAGCGGGTGATAGCGCAAAGATACCTCTCGCAAGCGCAGTTACCGGCTACCTTCCTGCCGCCAATGGTGGAGTAGGTGGACTCAATAAATTAGATGCTACGGCAGATCCTACAGTTAATGATGATACAGATATAGGATATGCAGTCGGATCTATTTGGGTAAACGTGACCACAGATCGTATGCATGTCTGTGCTGACTCCACTGCAGATAATGCAGTCTGGCAAGCCTTGGCTCATATTAATGTAGCCGATGGTGCATTGGTTCCTGATACGACGAACACCAAAGATATTGGCACAAACAATAATCGTTGGCAGGATTTATTCTTGAGCGGTGATGCTTCGGTTACGGGTGATATTACCGGCGACAGTGCTACCGTCACGAATGCAGTTTCAGCGGCCAGCTATGTAACGACTTCGGATTACAGAACTAAGACCGTTGAAGGTAGCCTGAGAGATGCCACTCATTTAGTTATGTCTGTTGATGCCATTATGGGTAAGCGAGATACTGACACCCAATCTAGGGCCATGTTTATTGCCCATGAACTTCAAGCAGTTGTTCCTTGGGCAGTCTTCGGGGATAAAGATGCTGAAGATGTTGACGGTATGCCTGTGTATCAGACAGTAGATTATTCTAGCCTTGTACCCGTCTTGTGGTCAGCCTTACAGGAAGCTAATGATCGTATAGAAGAACTAGAGCAACGCCTGTAAGTAAGTGTTGAATTATGCGCTGAATTAGTGTATAATAGTAGTATATTTAATTTATTTTATAAGTGATTTTAATAAAATGCATCCAACTAATGTATCGCAGCAATGCGTTGATCTTGTTAAGAAATTTGAAGGCTTGCACAAAGTTAAGGACGATGGCCTAGTACACTCATATCGCTGCCCAGCCGGTAAGTGGACGCTAGGATTTGGCGCGACTAAGGGTATTCGCTCTGGAATGACCTGCACCGTAGCAGAGGCAGAGCAGCGTCTTCAAGAGGACTTAGATGAACACGGCAAGATAGTTAAGCGCCTAGTAAACGTACCTCTAAGCCAAGGACAGTATGACGCTCTAGTGTCGTTTGTATTTAACTTAGGTGGAGGTGCGTTCAAATCATCAACAGCCCTCAAGCGCCTGAACGCAGGTCTGTACGACGATGTACCTGAGCAACTGCAAAGATGGAACAAGGCACGGGTAGACGGTAAATTACAGCCTCTTCGTGGACTTACGCGCCGCCGTGCAGCGGAAGCAGCTATCTTTAGCCGTGACGCACAATTGCCTTCAGATGAAGGCGGTCCAGCTATGGTACAGAAGCCTACTGCAGAGGCTCCCAAGAAACTTACTAAATCCAAGACTATGGTAGGCGCTGGCATAGCGGGTGCAGCCACTGGTTTGAATGAAGTTGCAGGGCAATTACAGGGGCTGGTAGCCTACGCTGATAGCCTTAAAACCATCTTCCTATTGTGTGCTATAGGCGGGATTGCCTTAGCAGCATACGCCCGTTGGAAGGATAACAAAGAAGGCGTCCATTAGTGTTCGTCTTCGGTAAGATCAAGTCCTACATAATAGGCGCTCTAGCTCTGGCCTTACCTATCATTTACGTGATGGGTCAGGTCAAAGGACGGGCTAAAGAGAAAACCAAAGTCCTTGAGGACGAATTAGAGGCACAGACAAAGGCCTCTGATTTTTACAAAAATATGGCAGAACATGAGAACGATACTCTTACTGATCGTCGCTCTGTCACTGACCGGCTGCGTAACAACGGTCTATAGAACGCAGCTTGAGGTCTACTGCCCTTCGATGGCGCAGTACAGCGACAGCTTCAACAATCAATTAGCAGACGAAATCGAAGCTCTTCCCCCTGACAGTCGGGCGATAGAGGAAGCGATGAAAAACTACATTTACTTACGTGATCGTATCAGGCGGTGCGAAGCCGAAAGGAATAATAATGGCTGAAGATGATGTGACAATCCTACCCATAGAGGATGAAACAGAAAACCAAGACATCTTCGATCTCGACGGTGCTATGGATGACGTTGGCATGACTGCTCAGGATACTGAACTGCAGTCACTGGCCGATGATCCTAATACGTTTTTGACTGATAATGATCTTAATCTAAGTGATAATTATACCGAATTAGATCCTGATGCTACAGGCACAAATCTTGATCCTACTGATGAGCGCTATGAGCTAGGCGATGATCTGGTCATAGATAATACAAATACTGTGGCTGAAGAAGATGTAGAACTGGCTACTGAAATTACCGAAACTCCAGACGCAGGGGGCTATTCGGACAATGTTGAGACTGTGGAAGGTTCATTAGGTACTCCAGAGACTACGGTTAATGCGGCACAGGGCGAGATCACTGAGGATTCTAATGCTCTTATAGACGCCAGTGATATAGAAATTGACATAGATGCGGTGGCTTCTGGGGTTAACGAAGACGGTACGGTAAACTCTACTGGAGAAGCGTTAAATCAATACGCCTCTCAGAACTTCTCAACAATAATTGATACCTCTACAACTTCTGGCAGACTGCTTGCGGAAGAACTGGGCGAGGGTAATTACACTGACGCCAAGGCGACAATTGCTGGTCAGATGGATATTATTAGTAGGCAGTTTAAAGACCCTGATACTGGCGAGCCTGTTATACCGCCGTGGGCGCAATCTACTGCCCGTATGTTGAAGCGTAGTATAGCCTTCGATGGAATGTCAGGCACTGCGGCGACTGCGGCGATGGCAAACGCAATCATGGAAGCGACGATTGGCATATCAAAAGATGAGGCGGCGTTCTTTCAGACGCTGACTACGGAGAATTTAGATAACCGCCAAGAGTCAATCATCAACAAGGCTCAGGCACTGGCTAAATTTGAGGTGGCTAATCTAGGTGCAAGAGAAACTGCGGCAGTAAATAATGCCGATGCCTTTCTGCAAATGGATCTAAAGAATCTAGACCTAGAGCAGGAAGCAGAGATTATTAACACTCAAGAGCGGATAGACGTAATGCTGTCGGATGCCGCTGAAACAAACGTGGCGAGACGCTTCGATGTAGAGCAAGAAAACGACTTCACAAAGTACTATGACAATCTGAACAGTAACATCCAGATGCATCGTTCTGAGCAGCTAAATGCAATTAAACGGTTCAATGCTGGGGAACTAAATGACGGCGCTGAGTTTGAAGCGGATATGGAAGACAGCCGACAGAGATACTACTCAGATATGCAGTACCAGATTGACTCAGACAATGCTCGATGGCGGCAAACTGTAACTGAAACTAATGCAGAAATGTCTTTTGATGCCGCTAATGAGGATGTGCGTAACGGGTTGGATTTAAGCCAAGAGGCGATGAACCAGATGTGGGATCGTGTAGATAGTCTGCTTGATCACACAGTAAATAATTATAACGATGAGGCTGACCGAGATACCAATATTCTAGCCACTACAATTACAGCACAATCTAGAATGTCTGCACCCGGAATGAACCCAGTTACGGAGGGTCTATTTACTCTAGCAGGTTCTATGCTGGGTACTGAAGCTGGGGCTGGGGTGGTGACTGATGTATTGTTTGGTTCATCTACGGCTGCAGAAGGTGGCGTAATAAGCTCTGCCGTTTCAGGCGGTACTGGATTAGTGGGTTCCGCAGTAAGCGCAGTAAGTGGAGCAGTTAGCAGCGTAAGTGGAGCAATATCTTCAGTAGGAACCGCTGCAGGGCTTTCCGCTGGAGCAGCCGCTGTTCTTGGACCGGCAGTTTTAGCAGGAGTAGCTCTTGAAGCGGCTGGTGTGGACGTAGACGTAAATCCATTTGATGAGGGTCCACTGGAAGTCGATCTAGTAGATACAGTTGAAGATATTGTGGATAGAGATTGGTTAGATTGGGGTTGGTAGGATGAAATTTGAAGATGCAGTACAGAAGTCTGTGAAATTGTTTTTGGATGGAAAGACACC